CGAACAGGTTCATCGCTTTCATCTATCACTCGTGGCGTTGACGGCACTACTGCCGCTTCACATAACGCAGGCGCTACCTGCTACCCAGTTTTCACAGCAACTGACGCTGACGAAGCGAACACTTTGGCGTCGACGATGACCACTCGTGGTGATTTGTTGACGATGGGTTCTGGACCTACAGTTGCCCGTATCCCTATCGGCACTAACGGTTATGTGCTAACTTCTGATGGTACTGATGCTGCTTGGGCTGTTTTGCCTGCTAGTGGTGTTACTGGTGACAGCGACCAGTTAGTTTTAGGTTCACAGGTATTCGCTTAATATAGGAGACACATGGCAACATTTACAAAATTAGCGTTACAACCAGCAGGTTCAACAGGTACAGGTCTTGCAATCAAGGTTGCCGCAACTGCTACTGCGGGTACGGCAATTCATACAGCATCTACGACCACAACCACGATTGATGAAATTTGGTTGTATGCAGTAAACACTTCTGCGTCATCGGTCAAATTGACGATTGAATGGGGCGAGGCAACTGCACCCGATGGCAACATTGAAGTAACAGTTCAACCCGAAGCAGGTCTTGTAACGGTAATCCCAGGACTTTTGTTGCAAGGTAACGCTACGGCAAAAGTTGTTCGTGCTTTTGCGGCGACAGCGAATGTGATTTGTATTCACGGGTTCGTAAATAGAATTACGGTTTAACTATGCCGAACAGGCGTGAACTCGGATATGTAAGTAGCGGTAATACCCCGACTATTGTTGGGCAAGTTGGCGCTTACGGAATTGGTTCGGGTGGCACGTCGTCAAGTATTACTGTTGGTGGTTCTAACTACAATCTTTATACTTTTACTTCTGACGGCAACTTTGTTGTCACTACAGCAGGTCTGTTTGATGTACTGCTGATAGGTGGCGGCGGTGGTGCTGGTGGTCCAGAATCGGGTTATAGCGGTAGCGGTGGTGGCGGTGGCGGTGCTGTAACTTCGCCAACAAATGTAGAAGTTCTTTATCTAGAAGCAGGCACATACGCTGTTGATGTCGGTGCTGGTGGCGCGGGTGGCGCAACAATTAATCGTGGCGTTAGCGGTTCTGAAAGCAAGATTGGTTCTATCGTTGCTGTCGCAGGCGGTGGTGGCGGTTCAACTTCTGATACTAATAGCGCAACCAAACAAGGTCAAATCGGTGGTAGTGGTGGTGGCGCAGCAAGAACAGTTGTTAATGTTGCAGCCACGCCTTTATATGGTAATTCAGGTGGTCAGGGAACAGTTGATTCAGGCGCTGCAAGTTCTGGACACGGTGGCGGTGGCGGTGCTGGCGGTGCTGGCGGTAACGCAGTTACAACAACTGGTGGTGCTGGCGGTAACGGTCTAGACATAAGCGGTTTTATTAGTGGCGCAACCTATTACGCGGGTGCAGGCGGCGGCGGCGGTGGCTCAGGCGCTGGCGGTGCTGCTGGTAATGGTGGTGTTGCTGGCAAGTCGTCAGGCACAGGTAACGCTGGTGTGAACTACGGTGCTGGCGGTGGCGGTAGTGGTGGTTCGGCTACTGGCGGCGCAGGTGCGGCAGGCGCAGTCTATATCAGGTCGAAAACAAGTGCTGTAGCAAATTTGAGTGGTTACGGTGTTGCTTCTGGTGGTAGTTCTTCAACGATTACTGTTGGCGGTCAGAGTTACACGCTGCTGTCGTTTACTTCAGATGCGAATTTGACTGTTAGCACGGGCGGTTTATTTGATGTGCTTCTTGTTGGTGGCGGTGGCGGTGCTGGTGGTGGTTCAGCCAGCCGAGCAAGTAGCGGTGGTGGCGGTGGGGGTGTAATCGGTTTAACAACTTTAACTACAGCCTTTTTAGGGGCTGGAACATATGCTGTTGATATCGGTGCAGGCGGTAGTGGTGGGGCAGCAGATACGGCTAGTTCAACCTCAGGTTTTGAGTCAAGCATTGGTGGCACACGCATTAGTGCGGCTGGTGGTGGTCGTGGTGCTTACGCAGCACAATCGTCTGTGGTTGGCACAACTGAAGGTGCGTCAAATGGTGGGAACACGGGTTCGGCAGGTGTAGCGCAATCAAAAACTATTGCAGCAGCGCAAGGTAACATAGGTGGCAATTCAACTGCTAACACTTGTGCTGGTGGCGGTGGTGGTTTTGGCGGTGTTGGTGGCAACGGGTCAAGCACAACTGGTGGTACAGGTGGCAACGGGTCAGAAATAAACGGATTCACAGGCGGTTCTAGTTATATAGTTTCAGCAGGTGGCGGTGGTGGTGGCACAGTCACGGGTGGCACGGCAGGCACGGGCGGTGTCGCAGGTAAAACAAGCGGCACAGGCAACGCAGGTGTGAACTACGGTGCTGGCGGTGGCGGAACGGCAGGGGCTGAAACAGGTGGCGCAGGCGCAGCAGGCATCGTCTATGTCAGGTTCAAAATCTAAATAAATCACACAGGAGAATAAACAATGTCAGCACAATACTTCGCTCAAATAGACGACAACAATGTAGTAACCCATGTCGCTGTAGTGCAACGAGAGTTCCTTGAAGCGAACCCTCAACGCTATGAGGGTCGTTGGGTTGAAACTTTTTTTGATACAGCAGGCAAACAATATGCTGGTATCGGTTTCACTTACGATGAAGTGACAGAGGATTTTGTTGCGCCTGTTAGCCCTGTGATTGAGGAAGAAGTTTAATCGTGGCTGCAAGACTGATGGGTTATGTTTCGGCTAGCAACACACCGACAGTAGTTAGTCCTGTTCAACCCATAATTGACTATCTTGTTATCGCTGGTGGCGCTGGTGGTGGTGGCGATTTGGCGGGTGGCGGTGGTGCTGGCGGTTATTTGTGTAGCGTTACTGGCGAAAATTCAGGCGGTTTAAGTAGTCCGACCCCAACGCTTGGCTTAGTTACAGGTTCAAATTATGCAGTTGTTGTCGGGGCTGGTGGCGCAGGTGGCACAAATGCAAGACCATCTGTAGTTTCTAGTTCTAATGGTTCTAATTCTAGTTTTAGTGCATTTAGTGCTACGGGTGGTGGCGCAGGCGGTAATTTTTCTGGAACTGTAAACGGCGCAAGTGGTGGTTCTGGTGGTGGTGGTGGTTCAGGTGCAGGTGCGGCTGGTACTGCTACAACTGGACAAGGTTTTAATGGTGGAACTGGACAAAATAATGGTTCTTACTATAACGGCGGTGGCGGTGGTGGCGCTGGGGCGGTTGGTGGTAATGGTGCTGCAAGCGGTTCAGGTGTTACGGGTGGCGCAGGCGGTAACGGTATTTCGTCGAGCATTACTGGTTCGGCGGTTACTCGTGGCGGTGGCGGTGGTGGCAACGGTTATCCAGCCACAGGCGGTAGTGGTGGCACAGGCGGCGGCGGTGCGGGTGCGTCAGGCACATCAGGCGCAGGCACAGCAGGCACAGTCAACACAGGCGGTGGCGGTGGTGGTGGCAATAACGGTGGTGCTTCTAATGGCGGTGGCGGCGCAGGTGGCAGCGGCGTAGTCATTTTGCGATATCCAGACAATTACACAATTACTATCGGTGCAGGTTTAACAGGCACGGAATCATCTGCATCAGGTGGATACAAGCGAGCAACACTTACTGCTGGTTCAGGGAATGTGAGTTGGGCATAATGGCACATTACGCATTTCTTGATGAAAACAATGTTGTCGTTAAAGTAATCACAGGCATTGATGAAACTGTTACACAAGATGGTGTCGGTGGTTCTACTGAGGCATGGGAACATTTCTACGAAAATCAACCTTGGCACTCAGGACTAACTTGCAAACGCACTTCATACAACAACAACTTTCGTGGAACATATGCTGGCATCGGTTTCACCTATGACCCTGTTGCTGACGAGTTTGTTGCACCTATAGTTGAAGAACCTGCCGAGTCTTAAAGTGTGGGTCGCAATCTAACAAGGTGGCTTATACCGCTACCAGCAATCCTGTTCGCAGTTTTCCCACAAACCGCCAACGCTGAACCTGTCTTAGGTTTAGCAACAACCTACTACACCGTCGACGCAATACCACCAGTTCAGTCGACTAACGAATACCCTGTCTGCGGTTCGGAGACAGAGAACAACATCAACCGCAACTACGACGGCGAACTATTTGAGGACTGCACCTACGACCTGTTCATGGTCCACATGACAGGCTACATAGACATCCCTGAACACAACACAATCGAGTTCATGATTGCATCAGATGATGGTGGGGAGATAACGATTGACGGCAACACGTTCGGTGTGTGGTATGACCAGAGTTGCACATGGACTATGTCGGGTTCACTAGAACTTGAGGCAGGCAGCCAGCCTTTAGAACTATGGATGTATGAGAACGGTGGCGGTGCTTGTCTCATGCTCGCTTGGAAAATAGATGGCAACGGCTGGACAATCGTGCCAGACGAGGCGTTTACAACTAGCGCAGTTTCGCAGACAACTTCAACAACAACTTCAACAACCACATCCTCAACAACCACAACAACTTCCACAACAACTCAACCAGCCCCGACAACAACGCAAGCACCCTACACTCCCCCGCAAACCACCACTACTAATCCCACCATCGAGACTCAACCGATAACCACCATAACCGTACCCGAAACCATAGTTGTCTTACCCGAAACCACAGCACCAGAAACATTTATAACCGAACCAGACAAAGTGATTGTACCTGACACAACCGAACCAGAAACATTTATAACCTATCCTGACGGTCCTGTAGAAGAACCTGTTGTGCCTGTTGAGACAACCATTCTTGAGACATTTTTTCCCGA